AAGCCTTAGTCAGCAATCTGCACCTACCCGGTGTCCACCAACATCCCTTAAAAAAGGATGAGATTGCTGTCTAGGGCTTTTTTATTGAGTAAAAAATGATTGATAGAACACTTCCATATTACAAATGGTTTTGGCAGGATTGGAGAGCAAATCGCAAAATCCAAAGAATGTCATATATTGAAAGAGGTTTATATCGCGAACTTTTAGATGAGTGCTGGGTCGAAGGTTCAATTCCTAATGATTTAAAAGAATTGGCAGATATATGCGGTTGCCCAAATGAGGTTATGGCTGATGCTTGGAAAGTATTATCAGGTTGTTTTGTTCTGGTAGATGGGGTTTTAATCAATGAAAAGCTACATTCACTAAGAACAGAAAAGGACATTGAAAGGCTTAAAAAGGCTGAAAATGGCAAAAAAGGTGGTGTTGCAAAAGCAATTGGTAAGCAAGTGCCAAGCAATTGCCATATAGAAGAGAAGAGAATAGTAGAGAAGAAAAGAGAAAAGAATACTATTCCCACCCCTGCCGGGGTGAGTGATGATCTTTGGAATGATTTTTTGATTTATAGGAAAAGACTTAAAGCACCAGTATCAGATCGAGTGCTTGCAAGATTAATTAAAGAAGCTGAATTAGCAAAAATGCCATTGGATCAAGTTTTAGAAACAATTATTTTTAAAGGTTGGCGATCATTTGAAGCAAGCTGGATACAACAAGCTCAGCAGAAAGCCAAGGAATTGCCTTTAGGAACAGATCAGCAGATAGAAGAAGCCTACCGGATTGAATGTGGCGGTGATCCTCGCCAAGCTCGATTTGGAAGCTATTTTGAGATGAAAAAGTTTATTTTAGATAAAAGAGAGCAGAGGGCTAAAGCATGAATTATCTTTCTGTTTGTTCTGGCATTGAAGCTGCTACTGTTGCATGGCATGATTTAGGTTGGAATTCAGCGGCATTTAGCGAAATAGAAAAATTCCCAAGCGAAGTTTTGGCGCATCATTATCCTAGTGTTCCAAATTTGGGCGATATGACAAAATATAAGGAGTGGAATCTTGATTCAATTGGACTTCTGGTTGGAGGAACTCCCTGCCAATCATTTTCAGTCGCAGGACTTAGAAAAGGGCTTGATGACCCAAGGGGAAACCTCGCACTCACTTATGTTGGAATTCTTGACAAGTTTAGACCCAAGTGGTGCTTATGGGAAAATGTGCCGGGTGTCCTTAGTTCAGGCGAAGGAAGGGATTTTGGTTCATTCCTCGGGGCGCTGGTCAAACTCGGGTATGGGTTCGCCTATAGAGTGCTTGATGCTCAATACTTTGGAGTTCCACAGCGGCGCAGAAGAGTGTTTGTTGTCGGATGTTCTTCAGGATGGGAACTTGCCGCAAAAGTATTATTTGAGCCAGAAAGCCTGTCAGGGAATACTAAGAAGAGCAGAAAAGAGAGGAAAGAAATTGCCAACACTCTTACTAAAAGCCCTTCAAGTCACAGCGGATATAACCCGGCAAACAGCGAAGGAAATGCAGTTATAGTTAATAAAGCAATTGGCGCTTTATGCGCTAGAGATTACAAAGGAGTAGGAAGCCAATATGTTGAAGAAGGAAAATGCATAGTTCAACCAATTGGGTTTCCTGCTGGAATGTCAGGAACTCAATGTGTCATGGCTGATGGATTAAGCCCTACTTTGCAATATGCAAACAGAACTGGAATAGCCATACAAGATATTTCAGGCAGAGAAAAATCACAAAATGGCAAAGGTTGGAATGAAAATATTGGATACACCATTGACACTCAAGGATTGCAAGGAGTAGCAACAAATTTAGCTGTTAGAAGATTAACTCCTATAGAATGTGAAAGATTGCAAGGATTTCCCGACAATTACACCAATATTAAAGAAAGCTGCCCTGATACAAGTAGATATAAAGCATTAGGTAATTCAATGGCTGTTCCAGTAATGCGCTGGATAGGTAAAAGAATTAAAATTGTGGATCAATTATGAATACTGGCAACCATAGCTATGCAGAAAGAATTCAAGGCACTAATTTAGGAGAAGAATTATTTGAATCTTATTGCAAAAATAAGGGTTTTCACCTAACTAGAATTGGATTTGATGAGCATAAAGCCAATGTGCCTAATTTTTTTAATTTAAACTCATATATTCGTAATATTCCAGATTATGTGGTTAATACACAAGATGGTACTTTTGTAGTAAATGTAAAAGGTACGGATTGTTTTAAACAATCAGAATATAGATTATTGCCTTTATTTGGAGAATGGTTTAGTTCAAGTAAAGCCCCTTTAATTTATGCTTTTTGTTTTAAAGAAAAAGAAAGACCAATATTGATATATCCTGAAAAAATCATTAGGCTTTATGAAGAAGCTAAAATAGATAAAGAATGGTCTGATGGAGTAATTTGGCGATGTCTAGGTATAAGGAATCCGAAGAATGGAGAACAGAGTGCGAAGCTAGAGAATTGCTCAAATGGAGTTTAAAAGATCGTAGGAAACAATTAGATTTGGTGCAAGAAAAAAGAGGATGGCTGGCTAGAATTATTTTACAGGATGAAATGACAAGATTATGGAAAATACAGAAGAATCAGCAAACAAAGCAAGAAGATTTATTTATGACAAATCAGTAGATTTTGCCCAGTCGAAGGCTAACCGGGTATATATCGAGAACTTTCTTAGATCAAAAAAATCCATGCTTATGTCCGAATCAGAAGCTACAACTATGGCTGGTAAAGAAGTTGATGCCTATAAGCATCCAGACTATATAGCATTGCTATATGGCTTAAAAGATGCTGTATTGCTAGAAGAAAAGTTAAAATGGCAATTGTTATCAGCACAGTTAGCTATTGAAATCTATAGAACAGAAAGTGCAAACAATCGTGCAATTGATAAGGCTATGTAGATGGGTGATATTCCTTATTATTTTGGTATTCTTATTTTTGCTATCATCATCCTTTCTTTATGGATTAATATTAAATGAGTTCTTGGTTAATAATTGTTACTGGTTTAATTTACTTTTACATATCTGTTGAAATGGTAATAAAAGGCGATATGGGATTGGCTTGTATGTATGCCGGATATTGTTTTGCAAATTATGGGGCTTATCTTTTAGCTACCAAATAATGTATAGAAATTCTAAATTATTAAAAGAAGTTGCTAAATTACCTTGTCAGCATTGTGAAAAAGAAGATGGAACAATTGTTGCAGCCCATTCAAATCAGCTTAGAGATGGCAAAGGTAGAGGACTTAAAGCCAGCGATTACCGCATTGCCGCCCTCTGCTTTAAATGCCATGCGGAACTTGACCAAGGTTATTTATGGGACAAAGCCAAAAGGACTGAGGTGTTTGAGGATGCACACCGCAAAACCATTGGAGAACTTTTTGAAAGAGGAATTTTGAATGTCAAATGAACCAGTAGCGCATTTTTACCCTGAAGGTGAGGGATGCACAGTCTTTAGTAGCAATTTTGTTTTTAAATATCAAGGAACAAAAGAGCCTATTCCACTTTACACACATCCAGCAAACCCTAAATACGACCCCGAAACAGGTGAACCATTAATTGATGGCTACCCATTGTTTTCAGGATTACCACCAACAAAGACTTTGACAGAATTGGAAATATTAGATGTATGGGTTTCTAGTAATTTTGTACGCTATGCAGAAAATGGGCAAATAGATGAAATATTTTTTAACAAGTTTGCTAGAGCAATACTAAGAAAGGCTAAAGAGAAATGATATATTTTATTGGTTATTTTTTATTAGATCATTTTAATGCGCCTAATTGGTACTTCAATTTGTTTTGGGCAATTATTGTAGGAGAAGTATTGTTTGCCATTGTTGCTGGAATAGTTAAAGGGATAATAGAAAAATGAATAGACCTATTAAAACTTATGCTGGCGGTAAAGCAAATTATGTTGTAGGTGGCGATGAAATCAATGAAGTTATTGAGCATCTTAATGATTTGTTTGTAGGCAGACCAATGACCAAAACAGAAATGGATTTGTTACAGCATATTGTGGATCACATATGTAAGATGTCTAATGAAAATCAATTGTTAAGAATATACAATCAAGATCAAATTAAACCTTATTCAAGCAATCATTAATTTATATACAAATATCGGACAACAATGACTCATGTTTGCATGATTTTTTTTTGAAATTTCATGCACTTACAAGTATTTTTAAAATAGGTCAGCCAACAACAGCAAAGTAAATTTCCCTGTAAAAACAAAGTAATCAAATTTACAGGGAAAAAGTTTCCCGAACGGGAAAAATTGATAAAAAAGTGTCCAAAAAATTAAAAATATTCCCGAACGGGGCATTTTGTAAAAAAAAGTTATAACTCCAAGTCTTTACAATGCCATGTAATTAACTTTACAAAACTGTCAACAAATTTGTTGATATGTACACTTTTTGTCAATAAATATACTTATAGGTATCAATATATATACAAAATATATACCTTTAAGTTACAACTCCAATGGGTCAAAACCCAATTCTTTACCAATCTGATGTGCTCTGCGCCTAAATGTAGCATCATGCTTTAACCATGCATCAGAAACAGTACCAGACCTAGAACAATGAATCATCTCATGCGCTATAGTTTTTATGACAGTTTCTAAAAACCCGCATCTAGATGCAGAAATGGTAATCGTATGCTCATATTTTTCCCCTTCATCGTACATATATGTCCCCATTGTTTCAGGATCATAATTAACTATAAATTTGACTTCTTCCGGCAATGGAAGTTTCCATTTTGAGAATGGTTCGCAACAATACAAAGTAGCATAAATGTTACTAAGAATGGTTGAGGTCAATTTCATTTCCAACTAATCCATTCTTTAGATTTAAGTTTATGCTTTCTGTCTAAGTAAACTGGCATAGAAAAAGTCAAGCCATGTTCAGG